GCCGTTGCGGACCACGAACTCCTGGCACGCCCGACCCGTGGCGAGCGCCTCCTCGACGGCCACGTCTAGCGCTCGCGTATCTCTTTCGACGTCCTCACGTACCAGCCGGCCGGCGGAATCGGCGCCATTGCCGCCGCCGGTGCTCGCGGCTTCGGTGCTGGCGGCAGGTCCACAACTTGCGGCGCCGACACGCACGCGGTCAACGTACACAGTACGAATAACAGGGGCCAATTCCTCATGCTTTTTTTCCGTTACGGTCAGGTTGATGGATTGCTGTTTCGACGCCTCGACGGCGTTGTCCTGGACGCGTGCCACGGTGGCCACGAGGGTGCGGGCGCGCTGCGCCTCCTGCTCCGCCGCCACGCCGGCGTGGTATTCGTGGGCGCCGTACGCGCGCACGCCCAGGCCCGCCAGCACGAGGGCCGCCGCGCCCCACACGAGCCGGTCAAGCGCGCTCACGCCGTCACCCCGTCGAAACGTTGCAGGTTGCGGCCCTTCATGACGGCCACGAGTTTGACGGCGTAGTCCGGATCCGTCGCATACCCCGCCTTGGCCACGGCGCACGCCCAGCCGGCGCCCGTCGATTCCTTGAAACACGCCGCATAGCGCTCGTTATCGTGGAAAAAGTCCGCGTGATCGGCCATGCACTCGGCCCAGCTCGAATACTTGCGCCACACGGCCGGCACCACCACTTTTTTGCCGTTGAATACCTCGCCGGTGCGCATGGACAGCGTGGGGCCGTGCCACGATTTGTCCGCCTTGACGCCGAACAGGTTATTTGCCCGCGCCACGAGGTCCGAGTCGCCCCACCGGGATTCTAGCGCGGCCTGCGCCAGGATGAACGAGGCCGGGATCCCGTGGAGGCGCTGGCATTCCAGCGCGGCCGGGAGCAGCATGTCGAGGAAAGCGCTAGGCGGCATTGTCGCCCCCTTTTTGCGGATCCGCCGGCAGGTTGAATTTTGCCGTGAACAGGGCCTCCAGCTTGAACAGGGCACGCGAACCCATGTGCGACGCGATGCCCACGAGCGCGTATTTCAGGGCCGGCGAGGATCCCCCCGCGTCACACAGATTCGCGGTAATGATGCCGGTCAGGCCAGCCGCCGCAATCTCGCCCACGAATTCCGTAAAATTCCAGGCGCGCACGTGGCCGGTTTTCATCTTTTGCAGGAACGACGCCACGCCGCCGAGCAGCGAAACGAACGCCACCCATGCCCACGGGAGCAGCTCGGCCAGGTGGCCCGGGTCGGCGCCCGGCGGGGTTTTTTCGATCATTATTTTTCCCTAGTTTTATTGGGGCATCAGCCCACTTTGACGAACACGCGTGCGCGGCCGTCCGCTTCGATTGCCGAGACTTTGCCGATTGCACGCATGTATTCCGCGAGCGTCATGTCGGCCTCGTTCTTCGCAATTCCTTTGATGCCGTCGCCGTCCTGAACCGGCACGATGTACTGGCCCGGGGTGGCGCCCAGCACGTTGACGGGCACGCGGCCCGCAAACGCGATACGGTCGACGGTGGCGCGTGCGGCGTCGTGCGCGGCGTCGTATTCGGCCGTTGCGGCCGCCCAGGCGGCCATGGCCTCGGCGTGGTCGGCGCGGGCCTGCGCGAGCTGCGCGTCGTATGCGGCGCGGTCGATTTTTTCTTGTGCGAACACGGCCTCCCAATCGGCCAGCGCTTTGGCGTATTCGGCCTCGAGCACCTCGTCCACTTCGGGCACGCCGAGCGGCTCGCGCGGGAACGGGGCCCGGCCCGCCGTCACGCCGGTGTATTCCGGCTCGACGTAGGACGGCGCGACGGGGCGCGCGCCCAGCGCCTCGGCCCAAATGTCGCCCCCGACATAGGACGGGTCTGTCGATTTGATGGCGAAAATCACGGCGTCCGCCCATCGGTCCGTGATTTCGTCTTGCGCGTTGACGCCGACGATTTGACCCTTGGCCACGGTGCCCACGCCGGCCGCCTTGCGCATATATTCGGCATAGTCGGCGCCCGCCGCGTTGACGGTGCCTGCCGCGTTGATGGTGCGGCCGGTGCTGGTGTTCTTGTTGAGCGCCAGAGCCGTGGCCGCCCCGTTGATCGTGCCGAGGCGCGCGTCCTGGACATACCCCACCGTGGAGCCGGCGCCCTGAAACGTTGCGATTACGGCGCCCTCAGTCGACCCCACCTTGTTGATGGTGTGCGAGGATCCGGAGCTCGTGCCCATGAAGCAATTGCCGGAGGTGTCCATCCCGAAACCGGCGATCCCGCCCGGGGCGTTGACGCCGTATTGCGTCGACGTGTAACGGCTCGACCAGCCGAACCGATTTTCCACCTTGCCGACGGTATCCTCGATAACGTAATTCTTCGCGCCAGCGTCGGCCACGGCGGCCGTGCAATTATCGTTGTGGTTGCCGATGGCGTGGAAAATCTGATAGGTGTTGTCCGCGTTTTGCGTCTCCACCATGGCGAGATACAGCTCGATATAGTTCCCGTGGAGCTTTTCGCCCACGACGCCCGCGCCGAACGTGAAACCCACGCCAGCTTTGACACTGGACGTGCCGCTCGAGGACTGCGCCAGGTTGTCGCGGTACGAATTGCCGCCGCCCTTGTTCATGCGGACGGCACGGTCGGAAAAGAACGTGTTACGGTCGACGTGGGACGCGGTGATACCTTGCGCGCTCCCCTCGTAAATGCCGGTGGCGAACGCGAACCCGGCGTCCCCGATAACGTTGTTGACGATGTTGTGATTGTAGGCGCCCGGGACGAATGCGCCGGTGTCCGGGTTCGTGTCGGTCAGCCAAATGCCGGTGCCCGAGTTGTTGACGGCCGCGAGGAAATAATTGTCGTGAATGTGGGCCCGGCCCGCGTAGATCCGGAGCGGGATTTGCGTTGCGCTCGCCGGTCGGAAAATGATGTCCGAAACCTCGCATTGCTGCGCGGCGATCCGCACCATGTCGAAAATGGCGCCGTCCGCCGCCGTCAGGTACGTGCCGTATTTCGACGCGCCGCGGAGCCGCGTCCCGCGCTTGCTCATCGTCAGACCGGAGCCCAGGCGGAAATTACCGGGCGGGAGGTCCACGGTTCCCGGGTAGACGGCGAACGAGTCGAGCGCGGCTTGCACGGCGGCCGTGATGTCGGTTGGTACACCGGCGCGCACGTTAGCGATTTGCGCGGCCGTCATGAAGTCAAACGCGCTCACGGTGTCGCGGCCACGGTCCAGGAGGTCGCGTTTTACGGCGCCCGTGCCGCTGGCGATGAACCCGACGAGGGCCGCGCCTGCGCTGCTGGCCAGGTTGGCGAGAATGTTCCAGAATCCGCCCGGGTCGGTCTTGAGGTTGTCGACCGGATAGCCCGTTACCTGCGTGCCGTCGGCCTGTTTGAGGTCGACTTTATAGGCACCGTTCCAGTAGATGACGGCCTCGCCCTTGGCGTCCAGGGTGATGGGGTTCGGATTGGCCACGCCGCCGGCCTCATCGGCCCACGTGGTTTTAGGCGTCGACGTGCCGGCCGCGTAGGTCCAGAGCTTGCCGCCCGCGCAGGGCGTCCCGTCGTTGTTGTAGTAGCGTTGCCGGCCCTCCGGCATGATTGCGGTAGGCATGGCGATTATCCGTTGATGAGGTCTTTAGCCGTGTACTTGAACGTGAGGCCCGTTCCGAGGCCCCACACGGTCCCGCCCGGCCCGAGGCCCTGGCCGATGAGCTCCGGGCAGAGGTAGGACTCGCCCGCCGCGATGCCGCGCGCGCTGATTGCCGCATTGCCGGAGCCCGCCGCGCCGCCCGACGGCACCAAATTGACCGTGGCCGGGACCGTCGCCCCGGTGGTATTGACCAGCACGGCGGAAATGATGATTCGTTTCGTACTGGCCGGGACGGCGTTGCCTTGTTGCGAAGCGGCGCCCGTGAGGACGGCCGCGTCGGGGGCGTATAGTTGGGTGGGCATAGTCTTGACTTCCGTAAATAGTTCCGCGCGGACATTTTGCGGGAACTACTTCCGTAAGGCAAGAAAATCAGGTTGTTATGCCGTCGTGCTGTCGGTAATCAGCCCCTCGGACGCCAGCGCCGTGAGCGCCGAGGCAAGCGCCGCATTGCCGCCGCGCGAGCCGGTTACGGTCGGCTTGGCCACGGGGGTGGCGCCGAAAAAGCCAATCCCGGTCCCGTTGGCGACGATTCGCGGCGTGTTCGTGGCGCGCAACGTGATGGACGAGGCCGCCACCGTGAGCGCCACATATCCGGCGGCCACGCGGTCGTACGCCAAAATGCCCGTGGATCCGGCGCCGAATGCTGCGCCGTCCGAATCGAACTCGAGGCCCTGCGCGCCGTTGTTCGAGACGCCAAAACGATACGCGGGTGACGTCGTGCCCACGCCGACGGTGGTAAAGCGGCCCGTGCTTTGCGCGGTGGCGCCAATGCTGGTCCCGTTGATCGTGCCGCCGGTGATGGCCACGGCGTTGGCGTTCTGTTTGGCCATGGTGCCGAGCTGCGCCAACATGGCCGAGTAGCTGGGGACGATGGCCAGGTCGAGCTGGAGCGCGTCTATATCGGATTGGCTCACGGCGGGGCGGCGCACGACGTCCAGCGCGGCCTGGAGCTCCTCCACCTGGCGCGCCAGCGCGGCGACTTGTGCGGCCAGCGCGCCGGCCTCCGACACGGACGCGGCATCCGTGGCCAAATCCTCGTTGCTCGAGCCGTAGGAGCCGCCCACGCGCCCGAACAGGTCGGCCATTGCGCGGCCAAACTCCATGGACGCATAGATTTTCTTGCCGCTGGCGTCCTGGCCGATGGGGATATGCTGGGGGAATAGGGACAGTGCGGCACTCATCGGGACAGCTCCACCGCGTCGACGGCCGCCGCTACGATTACGCGTTTCACGGGGTCGGAAATCGAAACCTCGAACACGCGGTCCCGCGCGACGCCCAGCCGGTCGACGGATACGCGGCGCGAATACTCCCCGAGTTTCCCCATTTTCAGGCTCTTGAGCGCCGACCAGGTGGCGCCGCCGTTGTTGGACCACCGGAGCATCAGCACGGGGTCGACGCCCTGGCCGCTTTCGGTGCCGACGCCGGTTTCCATGTCCAGGCGCAGGCGGTTAAACCGCACCTCGTTGCCGCTGGCGGCTCCCATGTGGGCGCAGCTGCGCAGTGAGACGAGCGCGTCGCCGTCGTCGTCGTAGCAATTCGGGTCCAGTGCGTACAGGCGGCCGTCTTGCCAGTCCCCGAGCACGTGCACGCCGTTGTATTTCATGTGACACGCGCCGCGGTGTCGGCCGAAATTGCCGGTACTCGGGTCGAGGTACGCGCGTTCGTGCCACTCCCCCGTGGCCGTGTCATAGGACCAGGTGGCGCCGGCGGTCGGGAAGTTGAGCACATAGAACGCGTGGCCCTCCTGCTGGTAGCTGTACGCCCAGGCGTCCGAGGTGGTCGCGTAATTCTGGATAGCGTAGTCGAGGCCGTCATGCGACACGGGCACCGGCGTGTAGCCGTCCAGCCGCCACACGGAGCCGCCGCCGTCCTCTGCGCCGCCGAGCCAGAACACGACGCCGCCGACCGACGCAACGGAGTGCTTTGCGTCGCACCCCATCGGGATAGACACGTTGGTGTCACGCGCGAATAGAAAGTCCCCGCCGGCCACGGCGCGCCACACTTCCGTGACGGTCTGTTTGAATAGGAGAATCTCCTCGCGGCTCACGATATGCCGGACGACGGGCTCCGCGTTGCTCGTGGCGCGTGCGATGTCCAGCGCGTCGAACGTCACGCCGGCTTGCGGCTTGGTGATGTAGAAATCCGCCGTGTTGGGCCGATTGAACACGAACACGGTTTTGTTGTAATAGACGTAATCGGCGCCGTAAAACGCCTCATCGTCAATTTGGGCAAACGCGTTGCTCCCCAGGTTCAGCGTGTAACCGTTCGGACCTGTCACGAGCACGGCCGTGGTGCCGTCGTCGTCAATGCTCACGGGCGTGCCGAGGTTGTCGATGGTGCCCACCTGGACGGCGGACCAGTCGGCGGCCACGCGGTACACGTAGGGGCCGCACACGACGATGGCATTGCCCGAGGTCGGCACGTGGAGGCCGCGGATTCCGCCCCCCGTGAGCGTGGCCAGGCGCCGCAACCCGGGCGTGCCGAATAGCGCCAGCTGTCCATTTTCGTGTTTGGCCAGGTAGAAATTGACGCACCGTTGCGCGCCGAGTTTGCGCGAGCGTGAGAGGTACGCGCCGCCGATGAACGGGAACGGGATTGGTTGGCTCATCGTTGGCCCTGGTCCGGGTTGAGCGCGTCGTCTACGCGCTTGAGGGTCTTATTTCGCGTGTGGCGTTGCTTGAGCACGCGCGTAACGGTGCCGATGGGCAGCGGGACGCCCGACGCACCCGAGATGAGGGCGTCCAGCGCGGCCAGCACCACGGCGGCCGTGTTCGAGTGGTTGACGGCGGCCTCCGGCGGAATGGTCTTGATTTCGCGCACGCCGTCGTTGAGGTCGCGCAGCTGCTCGGCGCCCTTCTTTCCGAAAATGAGGTCGAGGCGGCCGTCGGCGTCCAGGCGGCGGACAATCTTGTCCAATTCGCTGGCCAGCACGGGCCGGTTGCCGGCGCCGTCAATGGACGTTCCTTGGATCTTCTCTTTGATTTGCCGGATCGTCTCGCCCTGGAGCTCTTTCCACGCCTGCTGGCCCTGTTGGACGAGCTCCTCCGGCGCGGTTTTCGGGTACGCGGTCAGCGCCCGTTTCACGTTGCGCACATCGTCCGCGCTGGCCGTCTCGCCCAGGACGGCACGGTCGACCACATCCTCGAACGCGACGGCGCGGTCCTTGGTGCCCGGCTTCGTTCGGATGAGGCGGTCGACAGCGCCCGCGTTCTTGAACTCGTTCATATAGTTTTCGTACATGCGCCGCGCCTGACGATAGGCCGGGCCGCCGTTGGCCTCCACGCCTTCATCAATGATGCGTTGCAGGTCGCCCCGATAGGCGGCGTTCGGCGTGCCCTCTTTCGAGATAGCGCCCACGCGTTCGCGGATCTCGTTGTACGCGCGGAGCGGGATTTCTCCCGTCCCTTGCGGGTCCAGATCGTTGATGATGCGGCGCACCGTGTTGAGCACGGGCGCGTTGCCGGTGTCCGCTTCGGCCTGGTATTTCTTGAGGTATTCGTCCAGCGCCGAGTAATTTACGGGGACGGCGCCCTCGGCGGATTGCGCCGCAGCGTCGTATGCGCCCCGGATTTCCTGTTTAGCGCGTTCCACTTTCTTGATGAGCGCGTCCGTCACCACCTTGCCGGTGGCGCGCAGGCCGGAGCCCTCGGCGCCCGTCATGTCCGTGAACGCGTCGAAGTTTTGCAGAATGCCTTGATTGAGCTCCACGGTTCGGTTGCGCAGCGGTGCGCCGAGCTCCGGATTTTTGGCCGTCTCGCGCTCGAATTGGATCTGTGCGGCGTCGCGGGACAGCATGCCCTTTGTCGGCTTGAGCGGCACCGGCAATTGCGCCATACGCTCGGCACGTTGCGCGGTATCGGAGGCGGCCGCGGCGCCCACGCCGGCAAGCGTGGATTGTTGCGGGGCGCGCGCCAGCTCGCGCAACGTGCCGCGTTGGCCGTTGGCCAGGGTGGCCGCGTCGGCGGCGTCCAGCACGGCGGCAGAGGGCGCAGCGAGGCCACGAATTGCCGTGTTCGCGCTCGAGGCGGCGCGCCCCATGTTGAGCACCTCGGCCGATGGCAGCGCGACGAGCGGCTCCGACACGGTGGCCAGGCCCTCCAGGAGCTTGCGGCCGGTCTGCGTGGCCGGCGGGCGCGCGATTTTCTCGGCAATGCGGGAGCCGAATTCCTCGCCCTCCCGGATGCCCTCTTGCGTGCCGAATTTCCCGCCCAGGAGCGTTTTTCCAGCACCGGCGACGGCGCCCACGATGCCGCCCAGCGCGGACGAGCCGGCGGACAGCGCCGCGTCGACGGGGGAAACGAGCACGCCGAGGAGATTGTCCTCCGGCTCCGTCGGTTTCCCTACGTTGCGATTGCCCGCCAGGCCGCCGCCCGGCACCTGGTCGGCCGGGGTGGCCGCCGCGCCGACGGGCCGCGCCGTGTTCAGGTCGAAACCACGCGGGGCGGGCGTGCTCGGCGCCACTGGTTTGGCCGTGTTCAAGTCGAAACCCATTAGCGCGCCTCCTCGAATTGCTTACCGTCCGGGCTCACATACGCCTTATTGCCGTTCGCGTCCTCGTGGAGCGTCCAGCCGCGGGCGTTTTTCGGCGGCAGCGCGGCGGGCGTGTTCGATCCGCCGGCCGGCGTGTAGTTGGATCCGGCGTTTCGCTGGAGGCCCTCGATTGCGAGTTTGCGATTGCGGGCCTTCTGCGCGATGTTCCCCGGCTTGTCGTTCGGTTGCGGGAAGTATTGGCGGCGTGCGTTGTCGAATTCCGATGCACCGATGGCCGCGCCCGACTCCTGGCGCAAAATCGCGTTGATGAAATCGCGCTGCGCCTGTTCCGCGCGCTGGTCATTCTCGGAAAGTAGGTAATTGGTCGCCGCGCCCATGGCGCCGCCTACCAGCGGCACGCCCTCCACGGACGCCTTGGAGTTGATGGCCGCCGGGTTATATTGGCCCTCCAGGCTCGAGATAATGCGATCCGCCTCGGCCGCGCGGTCCCCGAACGCGGCGGATTTGCCTTGGAATTCCGTCATTGCTTTGTCGCGGGTCAGCGGCTTGCCGTCCGGGCCCATGACGGCCGACGCCGTGCCGCTTTTCCGGTTGACCAGCACGCCGCGCGCCGCGTCGTACGTGCCCTCGTTGGCCGTACTGAGGTCGCGTTCGCGCTTGTCGGTGCGCAGGGACTCGCGCTCACGTTGCGCGACGCTGGCGGCACTATCCGGAGACTGGCCTTTCTTGGCCGTGCCCGTGACTTTCACCTCCCCGGTGTCCGGATCCGTGAGCGTGGTTTCCACACGGTCGCCCGCGTCGCGCGTGCCCACCACCGGCTTGGTGATTTCGACCAGCTTTTCCGCGCCCAGCTGCGAGCCGCGTTTCCACTTTGCGAATCCGGCGGGGTCGACGGCCGGGTCGGGGATCCGCCCGAGCGCCTGGTCCATCGGGCCCAGTTCCTTGGCGAGGACCGGGCCGACGTGTTCGTCCGCGTACATGGCGCGCACCCAATCGGCCGCCGCGGCTTGGCTGTTCACGTTGCCCAGCGCGTCGCGGTAGCGCTGCGTGCGCAGGTTGAGCGCCTCGAGGCCGGTTTTATCGGCCGTCGCGGCGTCCTTTTTTGTCTCGGCGTTGGTCTTGGCCACGTCGGCATTGGCTTTCACGCCCGCGAAATACCCTTTCACGTTGCCGGCGCTGGCCAGGCCCTTGAGATAGCCCTCCCCGCCGGTCGGGTCGGCCTGGAGCGAGGCGCGCGCGGCCTGGTCGTCCACGACGGCCTGGCGGGCGGCGTCCAGCTTGAGCGCGCCCTCCTGGTTTTGCAGCGCCAGCGTGCGCAGGTTGGCTTGCTTGGTCGGCACCTCGAGCGGGTCGATTTCCGCCGGCCGGGCCAGTAGTGCGATGGTGTTCAGTGCCATGGGTTGTCCTTAGAGGAGCACGTTTTCGACGGAGCCCGAGCCGCCGCCAGTCGTCCAGGGGCCGGCCTGGTACGCGTTATACAGGCCCTTGATTCCCGAGCCGATGGCGTTGGACCTGGCCACGTAGCCGGAGGCGGCCGCCTCGCCCATATCGCCCAGGATTGCGGCGTTGCGGTTCGCGTACGTCGTGCCCAGGCTGTTGAGCTGGGAGTTTGCGCTCGTGCCGGCCGATTGCGTGGCGTTGGTCGAGGTTTGCCCGATGCCGGCGACTTGTGCCAGCCGGTTGAATCGCGCGCCGTATTCGCTCGAGGCGTTATCGCTGTTGAATCGGGCCAGGGCCTTGAGCGTGGCGCCCGAGTAGCCCGCACCCGTGGCCGCCGCCGCGCGCTTGATCGCGCTTTCCCCCTCGTTCACGCGGAACAAGTAGCCCGGATCCGCGCCGAGCGTAGCGGAGACGCCCGCCGGGTTGGCCAGGTCGGCCATGATTTGCGCGAGTGCCGATTTCCCGGCCTCGCGGTATGGCGCCTGGTCCTCGCGCTGTTGTTTCAACAGGTCCAGCGTGTCCTGGCGCGAAATGTCGAATTGCCGGTCACTCGAGGATTGCGCGGCGCGTGCGGCGTCCTCCTGCGCGTCGCCGGCTTTGCTCGCACCGTACGCGCTCACGGCGGTGGTGCCCACGGCTCCGATGGCGGCCCAGCCGGCCGCGGTGATTCCTAGAGACATTTTGGCCCCTCGTTGGTGTTGTTCAGGGCCGCCAGGCGGTTGCCGAGCAGCTCACTATTTTTCGACGTGCATAGCCGCTCGACAATCACGTCCATGTCGCGGCAGTCGTCCGGGTTCGCGTGGATCGTGCTCCAGATCGCGCCCTCCTCGAACGTGCGGCCCACGCGCTTGATACCGGGCCGGGATAGGAGCGTGCACGGCGCCGTAAGCACCTGGAGCCCGTCCTCCGTGAGCACCTCGATACGCCCTTTCACGAGCATGGCCAGGTGTTCCGTTTTGTGAACGGCGCCCGTAAGGACCGTCCAGGGCGGGACGTGCATTTCCCGCACGTAGACGCCCGGCGCGAAGTGGTCCACGACGGGGCAGTCGACTTGCGGTTGTTGCAGGAGCTCGGCCTCGAGCGCGTGGATACGGGCGCGCAGCTCCTCACGCGGGGCCAGCGCGCCCGAGTAGGTGAATTCGGTCAGCACCATGGGCTAGAACGGCCACGATGAGGTGGACGTCGTGCCGTCGGCCACGGACGCGTAATCCGGCAGGGCGGGCGCGTCGTAGTCGATGAGTTTGTCGCGCAGGCCGGCCCATTGCTGGAGGCGTAGCGCGGTAGCCGTGACGTCGGCGCCGAACTCGTCGCCAATCTCGGCGGCCACGCCCAGGATGAGGGCCTCGTCCCAATGCTCCCCGAGTTGGGTTTCGGTGGCGGGGCGCGGGTCCGGCCAGGTGTAGCCGTGCACCGGCAATTGGGCGATGAGGCGGCCCAATGCGTCGGTGGCGATTTGGAGGTCGTCCGGATTGGCCGTTTCGCCGCGCGCCAGGTTGCCGACTTTCTGGAGCGCCTTTTCGGCAATCTTCGCGCGGGTCAATGCGGCCATGGTGCGTTACGCCGGTTCCGCGGTGAACGGATAGCGTTGCATCTTCACGGCCACTTTCTGGCCGGTTTCCGGATCCTGCGCGATGGTGTCGATAGTCGAATTGCGCAGCACCTCGACATAGGCCTCGTCAATCACGACGGGCAAACCGCGCTTGATGATGACGAGGTGGCCATTCACGCCGAGTTTCACGTCCTCTTTCTCGGATTCGGTGGCCATGACGGTGACGCGCATTTTACGGGCACCGGCGAGCGCGCCGTCCAGGGAGCGGAGCGCGCCCTCTTTCGGCAGGTCGACGCCGTTGTCCGGGACCAGTTTGTCGGTTTCCAGGGCCGCGGCGGCTTTGGCGGCCTGCTCGCGTGCGGCGTTCAGGTCGGCGGCCTGCGCCTGGTTCAAGGCCATCAATTGGGCCATTTGTTTCTGGAGCTGTTCGATTTGCGCGGCCTGGTCATTGGCCGGGGCGGCGGCTTCGGTGGTCACGGGTGCCGGGGTCGGCGCGGCCGGGGCGGTGGCGGCGGCCAATTGCGCATTGGCGAGCAGCAGCTCGACCAAATCGCCCTTGGTCATTGCGGGGGTGGCGGCCAGGTTGGCGCCGGTTGCCAGGGCCAGGAGGTCGGCTTTGTTCTTGGCGTTCAATTCTTCGCGGGTCATGGTGTCGTGTCTCTCGGGTCAGGTGGCGGGGGCAGGAAAAAAGCGGGCGCCGTACTGGCCGCCCACAAACATGCCGCGCTCGATTAGGTCAGGGCGTTGGGGTTGGTGTGCTCGATACGGATCATCCACGCATCGTTGAGGATTTTCGTGGTGGTCGTAGCTTTCCAGCCCGAGGTGGCGCGCTGGTTCAGCGGGTCAGCGGTGCCCGACGAGCCCAGCGGCTTGACGATGTTTTGCATTGCTTGGCCAGCCAGCGGGCACACGCCGTAAGCGTTGGCGCCGATGATGAGCGTTGCATAGACGTCGTTGTTTACGCCGCCGGTGCTGATCTGGCCATCGGTGCCGACAGCCAGGCCGACGTTAGGCCACACTTTGCAGTTGGTCGAGCGGAAGAAACGAATGTTGCGGTACGCGCCGACTTCATCGTCCTCCGCTTTCATGGCCGACGAGTAGCTCGACACGGGGATATAGCCGGTGATCGCCTCGAGCACGGCCTCGGTGTCCGGGTGCACCAGGCCGATGTAGGCCGCGCGAATCGGTTGCGTGCCGATGCCGTTAGTTGCGGAAACCATGTCCCGCACGAATTTGGCATTCTGGCGGTTCAGGGCGCGGATTGCGGTACGCAGCGCGATATGGTCGAGCGGCGCTTTCAGGCCGGCGCGGGTGGTGCCGTTCGAGTAAATCACGTTGGTGCCGGCGACGAGCACGTCGCGGCGCACGGCGTCCACGGTGGTGCCGCCTTGCTCGCCCAGGACGGTGCCGGCTTCGGTGAGCACCGGATCCTGGTTGGTCATGTCCACCATGTCGGTGACGGTGACGAACGAGCCGTATTGCGCCAGGGTGGCGGTAACGTCGGTAACGGTCAGGTCATTGCCGGCCGGGGTGGCGCCCTCGGTCAGGGCCGTGGTAACGAGCGGCAGGGCCTCGTAACGGCGGAATTTGATCTGATTGCCCGAACGCATTTTGATGGGGCGGACCTGGCCAAAGCGGCCGTGCACGTCGGCCGGGACGGCGCGCTCCAGGAGGTTGCGGTCGTAATACGCCTGAATTGCTGGCGGCAAGTTGGTAGTGTTGTTCATGGCTGTTTAAATCCCAATGGAAAAATCAGTAACCCATGACGCGGCGCCGTTCTTTCTCGAAATCGGCGGAGCTCATGGTCGCGTAACGTTGTGCCTGGTCGACGGGCGGGGCCTGGCGGGTTGCCCCGTTGCCTGGAACCGACGACATGGCGGTCTGTTGCTTGCGGCGCGTCTCGAAATCACGCGCGGCGGCTTCGCGGGCCGCGGTGGCCACGCGGGTGCGCTCGTGCTCGATTTGCAGCGCGCCGAGCTCGCGGATTGCGACAATCGGGTCGTTCCACGCCTCGCCCAGCTCCCGCGCCTTGGCCGTGGCCTTGTCGCGGAGCGCCGGGTTTTGGTCGAGCAGGGCGTCCAGGCCCGGCAATGCGGTGCCCACGGTGTCGGCCCATGCGTCCGGGTCGAATGCGGGTTTGCCGCCGGCCGGCGCGCCCGTCACATAGCGGACGGCCTCCTCCAATCCCGGGTTGTCGTCCAGGACGGCGGGGCGGTTCGCGCGGCGGTCGCGTTCCTCCTGCTCTTTCTTGAGGCGTTTAACCTCGGCAGCGTTGCGGCTGGCCCACGCTTTCGTGTCGTTCAGGGCCTTTTTCGTGCCCTCGTGTTCCCGTTCGAGGCGTGCGAAACGCTCCTCCAGGGTTTCCGTTTTCGACGCGGCGCCCGGTTCGCCGTTGGCGTCCGTGGCGGTTGCGTGGGTGGCGGCGTTGGCGTTCGGGTCCGTCTCGGTGGTCGAGGTAGTCGTCGCGGCGGCCGGGTTGGTCCCGTTCGCGGCGGCGGCCTCGGCGTCGAGGCGGGCCATTTCGGCCTGATAAATCTCGTCGTAGCTTTGCGCGCCTTGGTTTTCGGTGGACATCTTTGTCGTTCTCCATTGGGCCGGGTTGCCCCGGTAATCCGGTTAAATTCCCGACCTATTCGCCCGTTTTGGGTAATGAATTGGTCAGGGACAATAATTCTTGGCGTAAATTATTGGGCAATTGCAACACCTCGTCAATGAATTTGATAGCGCCCCGCACGGCTTCGTTGTTCTCCGTGATGAGCGCGTCCACCTTTTCGGCCCGGATCCGCTCGAACTCACGCGCCAGGGGCCCCCACGCGCCCGGCATGGCGTTGAGGACGGCTTGCACCTGGTCGGCGCGCTCGCGGACGATTTGCAGCTGCTCGGGCGTCATGCCGGCACCTGGTCGACGGGTGCGGCGCTGGCGTCAGGCGTAGCGGGCGCGGGCGTGGCCACGGGGTCGGATTCGCCCGTCTCGGCGCCCTCGGGGGGCGCGTCGTCCAGGGTTTGCGCGGCGTTCGTGACTTGGGCCGACGCCTGGCCCATGACGTTTTGCAGGATGGCCAGAATTTGCGCTTGGATCTGGTCGACCTGCGCCTCGGACAGCTCCACGCCCGCGAGTTTGGCCTCGGCGTTCACGCGGCTGTCCCGGTCCTTGATTTCCAGCTCCGCCGCTTTCAGCTGGTACTGATCGCGCGCCGCCTTGAGGTCGTCTTGCAATTTTTGGATGAGCGCCTCTTGTTTCTGGAGCGCCTGCTCGACTTGCGGCGGGATCTGGCCGGCGCCCTGCGCCGCGGCTTTCCGTTGCTTGCTCGTCTCCGCGTCCAGGACCGGCGATTCTTTGCCCACCTCGCCCGCGTCCCATACCTGCTCGAGCAGCTCGCGGACGTCGATTTCCTGCGCGGTCAGCGGCGACGCCAGGCAGAGCTGGAGGAACCCTTGCAATTTCTGCATGAGGATTTCTTTCATCATGAACGTGGCCGAGCCGGTCGCTTTCCAGTCCATGAACGACGTTTTGCCGAATTGCTGAATCTCGGCCCAGCGCTGCGCGTGCTGGTCGCCCAGGAGCACGCGCACGGCTTCGGGGTCGAGGTGCTGCATGTTCCAATCGACCAGGGCCTCGATAATCGGCTCGATCCACATCTCGTCAATGTTCTGGATTACCTCCTTCATCGGCAGGGACGCGGCGTTCATAATCATGGAAATGCCGGTCGCCGTTTTGTTGAGGTGGTCGGCGTCGTTGCCCTGCGTGTACTTCGTCACGGCCGTGTCGTCGTCGGAGAATTTTTCCGACATGGCGACGACGTGCTCCCACCCCTGCGTGACGTCCACCATGTCGTGCCAGATGAGCGCGGTTTTCCGCTCGTCCGCCGTGAGGCCGCGTTTCATCTTGAAGCGTTTGCCCGGGTAGAACTTGAAATCCTCGTCCGGCTCGAACGCGTGCGCGTCGGCGCTAAACGTCTTGAGCAGGGCGAACGCCTTGCCCTCGATATACAGGCGGAACGCGGCATTAACCACGCGTTGGTGCGGGTCGTTGTTCTCCGCGATGCCGACGCCCCAAAACTCGTGTTCCGCCTCCTCGTACACGCACCGGTATGCCGGGCGTTTGCTGCATTTGTAGGGGGACGGGCTGGCCTTGACCACGACGCCGCCGGCCATGATGACGACGGCCTCCACGGTGTCGCCTGGCCGCACGTCGGCCGGCAACTCCTCGCCGGTCCACATGGCCAGCGCCTCGGCGTCCACGCGGCCGAAATAGCGCAGCACGCGCACGCGGCCGTCACTGGCGAAACGGTACGTGTTGGCGCGCATGTCCTTGGTCAGGTCGGAGCCCTCGGAGCTCGAGGACGTGGCCAGCTGCGTGAGCGCGTAGTCGATGGCCTCGGAGTTGTAGCCGTCCAGGTTGCGCCAGGTCTGCACCTCGTAAGGTTGTTTCCAGCTGCTCCAGTAGACGCCGAGGCCGGATTGCGTGTCCGCGCCCTCCGGGTCCGGGTAGACGTCCATGGTTGCGCCGTGCTCGAAATACGGGGCGCGATACTCGAATTTGTTCTCGCCCAGCACCATGACGCCGGAGTCCTTGTCCGGCACCAGGCCCACCGTCACGTGCTCTTTCACGCGCTCGAACGGGCCGAACAGCGCGCCCGTGCCGTACGTGCACAGGGCGTTGACGGCGCCGCCCATCATTCCCCGGAAATTCATGTCCTTGAGCTGGAACGCGAGGATTTTTTCCATCGTGTCGGCGTATGGCGCCAATTGCTCGTTGGTCGGGTTCGTGTCAAACGGCATGCGGCCGGCGCCGAACAGCGAGTCCTTGATTTTGGCGCGGGCGCTCCGGATCTTGCCGCGCGTCGAGCCCACGAACAGGCGCGATTTCTGCGCGCGCGAGGTGCCGGTCCCCTGCGTGTCGTCGTCGCGCGGAATCCGCATGGCGTCTTGGTAGGCGTCCGTAAATTTTTCCTCTTGCGGCTTGCGGGCCTGGAGCCAGGACTCGAAACGGCTTTGCAGGGCGACGGATAGCGCGTCCTGGCCCACGGTGGGGCGCTGCGTGGACGGGTTGAGCGCGTCGACGGGCGTGTCGTGTTGTTCGGTCGGGGTCATGTTCGTGGGTCGTATGGGTTGCGGTGCGGAAATTCTACCGGAGATTGCCGCGTGTCAATGGATTTGTTGCGGTTCAGTGGGGCTGTTGTGCACGTGCATGACGCCGTGCGCCTGCTCGTCCATGCGCGGGTTGCACCAGCACGCCACGGTGGCCACGTGCGCGCGTAAATCGGTCAGCGGGACCACGTGGAGCACGTCGTCGCGGTCCTCGTCCTCGACCACTTGCCAGAAATTGAAGGGCGACGGGCTCATCCGAGGGCAATCCCGAAGAATGACGTTGGCGCACGGTCGCCGCCGAGCAGCGCGGGCGCCGGTTGCGTGATGGCGCGGTCCAGGCCCGACACGACGAGGTAACGCGTTGCGTCCATGAGGTGGTCGTTTGCCTTGACCACGTGCCCCTTATCGTCGCGGCGATACATGCGGTATTCGGCCCGCCAGTCCTGGCAGGATTGAAACACCTTGAGGCGGCCGCCGGACATGCGCTCCCACACGCGATGAATGCCCGTCTCGACGCCGTTGTCAGCCGTGGCGATGTCGAGCCCAAGATCCTTGTACGCCTGGAGCAGCTGCGCGCCGTCGGTCTGCGTGCGGCCGCGGCTGGCCGGGTCGATAACGCCCGGGATCCACTTGCCGCGCGCGTCGATGCTGGTTTTGTGGACGGCCGGCTCGGCGTGGCCCTTGTAGTGCTGCGAGTACAGGTACAGCGTTTGCGCCTCGCGGTCGATGGCGCCCCACACGGCGGCCGTTTTGTTCCACCCGACGTCCAGGCCGTACGCGCGCGGCCAGTGGGCCGGGATGGCGAAGTCCGGCACGACGATTTCCGACTCGGGCACCGGGTAGATAGCACCGGCGCCGAGCTGGGGCACGCCCTTGGAGCGCGCGTCACGCTGGAATGGCGGGATGGCCTTGTAGAGTTCGTCCTTTACGGCTTTCGTGAGGTGGGGCACGTCGTCCCACGTCGCCATGACAACGAATTTGCCCTCCGCCGCGCCCTGGTCGAGCGAGCCTTTCGGCAGGAACGCGAGCACCACCTCGGACATACCCATCAGCGGCGTGAACGTCAGCATGAGCATGCCGTTATTCGTCATGGTCCGGAGCAGGCATTCCGTGTAGATGTCGAGCGGCGGCTCCTCGTCCAGGAGGATGACGTCCACCTCCGTGCCCTGGAACGCCTCGCGGCGCTGGTCGTACGATTTCAGCACCACCGTGGACACGCCGCCCGTGACGTGACGCACCGTGACGGTTTCCACGGCGTTGCCCACGCCTTGCTTGGACGTGTAGCCGATGAGCGCGTCCCCGGGCAGCACGCCAGTGCCGAACGCGCCCCACGAGCCGAGGAGCTTTGTTTGCAGAATGTCGCGCACCGTCTTACCGGTGTCGCCCGCCGCCCAGGCCAGAATGGGCCGATGGAACCGGCGCCCGCCCACCGCGTCCCACCACTCCGGATAGAAGCCGGTCAGGTGGAGCACGAGCTCGTACACGCCCACGCCCTCGGTTTTACCCACGCGGTTGGCGGCCAGCATGAGGCGCTCGCGGTGCTTGGATCCCGCGGCGAAAAATTGCATGTGCTTGGGGTACAGCTCGCGGCGGAGCGGCCCCTCGGCCGGGTAGTAGGTCCAGAGTTTGCGACGGTCGGCGCGGCGGAGCTGCTCCTCGAGGAGCGCGAGATACGCCAGGCGCTCCAGGTACGGGGAGGCGGCGTCCATTACGGGCACCACCAGCACACGGCGGAGACGGCCAGCACGAGCGCCACGGCCGGGATGGCCACGCACTCGGCAATCAAGCGGCTCGTGCCGCGGCGGATCGGCGCGCGGCTCATGGTTTGCCGGCCCCGGGCAGTAGGCCCAGCGTGCGGAGACGGTGCTCGGCCTGCGCGGTGCGGCGCGCGAGCTCCTCGTCGGGGATCTGGCGCACGTCGTCCACGTGGAGCGTTTCTTTCGACACGCCCGTGTGCTTGGCGGCCAGGTCGAGCGCCTTGTCGCGGTCGCGCGCCTGAATCTCGATGCCGTTTTTCGTCACCTTGGCGCCCGCGTACTGGCGGCGGCCGGTGTCGGACAGGAACCGCGTGTCCTTGGCCAGCACGACGGGCACGCCGCGGCCGAAACACTCCGGGCAATCGGGGTGGGGCGGCCGGCGCGGGTCATATCCCACGTTGGCGCCGTGCTTTTCCAGGAACTTGAGGCCCATTGGATCCTTGGCCCCGCCCTTTTGCATGCGGTCGGCCTGGAGGTACGACTCGAGCGCGCGCTCGAATTCGGCCGGCGTGAACTGGTATTTGTGCCCGTCGCCGTGACAGTAGCGGCACGAGTCGAGCACGTGCTCCACCAGGTCGTTGGCGTCGGCGCGCAGGCCGAGCACGACGTCCCGGAGCACGTCGTCGGCCGTGACCGTGAGGCGCTCCAGGCGGGCCGCTTTGCCACGCTCCACGGCCTCGCGCACCTCGTCCACGGCCATGAGCTTGGACGCGCTTTCCGCGGCGCGCTGGCGGTCCATGACGCCATAGGCGAGCATGTACGCCTCGGCCTGGTTGTAGGTCGGGGAGGCCAGGAGGGCGGCGACGAAACGTTGACGGTTGGTATTGAGGGCCATGATGCACGCGAGAATACATGCACTTGGGAAAAAATTCCAGTTGGGAAAAACTGGACCACACAGGGCCCGGCGCGCGTTCCAGCGCGATACGCTCCGATACTCACGCCTCAATGGCCACGCTTCGGGCCGCAATGCCCGGAATCCCCCCGGTATCGTTACGGGTGCTCTAAGTCGTTGATTGTTTTCCTCTTTTCCCTATTTACCCTTAATACCCATTACTAAAATATTGATGAGTAAGAGAACGTCATATAAATAAAGATAAGAGATCATATATAAAACATCATATAAAAATAGAGAGAGAGATAGCAAACGGTGTCGGGGGTGCCGTTCCGGGTGCCGAAATGGGCCATTTTAAAGATATTTTTATGATAGAATCGGACTTTTCATTGGCACGCCGACAACAGGCCGCCTAAATTAACCGCTCCGGGAGAAAATCATAAATGGAAATCGTCACGCGAAAACAGGCCGTCGAGACTGGTTCTAAAACGTACTTTACCGGGATTCCGTGCCGGAATGGCCACACGGCCGAGCGCTATACGAAAAGCGGCGGCTGTAAAGAGTGCATCACGGAGGCCGTGCACGGGGTCCGCCGAGCCGTCAACGAAGCGAACCGGCCCACGCCGGAGCGCGTGGCCCAGCTCGAGGGCCTGGCAACAATCCGACTCCGGGCCCACCCGGACGACGCGGCCACGCTGCTGGACTGTGCAGCGGCCGTCACGCTGGCGCGGCGCCCCGCACTCGTGGCCACCGATGTGGTGGGCGCGCGCAAGGGCACGAAACCGGAGGGCGGCACGCTGTTGTATATCGTCAACATCGACGCGGCCGACGTCCAGGTCTTGCGCGATATGCAAAACGCGATGCTCCAGGCCCGGGGGCCGAACATGGACGAGGCGCGGGGCCGTGCGGTAGGGGGATTGATGGCCCAGGCCGAGGCGGCCCGGGACAACGGCGAGGGGGAATGGAAATTTACTTGAGGCGGTCGAGGTGGTATTTCGTCGCTTGCCAGGCGTTGGCCACGCGTGTGCGGGTGTCCCGCATTACCTCCTCCGGATCCCGGCCGCGCGGGTCGGGCACCTCGGGGTGGAGCAGGGCGTCCAGCGCCTCCCACGCCTGGCGCAGCGCGCCGACCATATCCTCCGGCCGCACCTTGTAGAGCTGCGCCTCGGTGCCCACCAGGACGAACACGGGGGCCTTGCCGGGCACGCTTTCGACGTTGAGTGACACGCCCTCCGCCGGGCTGGCCTCGAGCCATTCGCGTGCCGCGGCCCGGAGCTTTTCGTCGGCGTCGCGGTTCATTCCGGCACCACCAGGGCGCGAATGTCCGCGGGCAGCACCTCGAACAGCTGGCGCATGGCGGCGATAGAGTCGGCCTTGCTCGGCCCGAACGGCTGGTCCGCGGCGGCCACGAGGGCGTGGAGCTCACGCAGGGCCGTTACCATGTGCGGCATGAGGTCCGGCTCCAGCGTCGTGCCCCGGGTCGACAGCACGACACGCGCGGCACCATGTCGGCGCACCTGATTGAGCAGGGCCACGCCGGCCACGTTCTCCATGCGGCGTTCAGGGCCGCGGCGTTCTTGTTGCATTCGCATGTTCATTTCTCCAGATAGGCCGCGAGCGCGGCGATTTCTTCGTCGGCGGTCCCGCCGTTGTGCCCCTCGGCGCGGATCTGCTCGGCTAGGTGCAGGAATTTCGGGTCGTCTCGGAGGGCGAGCCGCGCCGTAGCGGCCGCCCGGAGCGCCTCCTCCTGTTCGGAGTGTTCAATCGTCAGGCGCCCCCACATATCACGCAGGTCGCGCGCGAACACCTCGGCCAGCACGCGCGCCGCCGGCTGGCGGATCCGGGCCTCGGCGGCCTGGTCGTAGCGGGGCACGGCGGACGCCTCAAGGGACAGCGCGCGCAGCAATCCGGCCGTGCCGAGCGGGTCGACGGCGCGGCGCTTTTCGCGTTCGGTGCGCAGCTGCGCCACGATGTCGGCTAGGCTGGCGCGCTGTTCGGCCCGGGTGCCGTTGAGCAGGAGGTCCAGCTCGCGCACGAGGCGGTAATGTTCCGCGAGCACCTCCTCGTAATCCGGTTGCAGGGCGACGGCGAGCGCGGCGTCCACGTACTGCGCCTCGAAGTGGTCCAGGTAGCGGATTCGGCGGCCGTCCTCCTCTGCGAGCTCCCACCCGCCACCACGTGTCGCGCGCAGCTGGCGTCCCCGCTGTAGCGGGATCTTGTCGACTTTCATTGGCTCGCCTCTTTCGGTGCGCCTTGTCGGGCAAGGGCATCTTCCGCCAGCAGCTTGATATAGGCATTGTTGTTGCGCGTTGCCGACGCCGCGATCTCGCGGAATGCCGATGCGGCCCATGCTGGCAGCGGCGCAGCATCCCCGCCCACGCTTGCCGTGGTGGCCGCAGGGGATGCGCCCGGCTGGGCGAGGATGGCGCGCGCCGCCTCGATGCCGTGCCACATGGCCGCGCGGTTGTCGATGGCACGTTGCGCCACGGAGGCGTGCGGCGTGTCCGGAACAGGGAACACGCGGTCCACGGCGGCCTGGTATGGGTCGCGCGTGTCGGTCGGGTAGAGGTCACGGTAAGACATGGTTCATTTCCTTAAGTAGTTTCATTCTGACACGGTTTGTACAGGAACGGCGCGAGCAGCGGGTCGACGTGGCCGGCCCGTCGTCGGCGCGCGTGGTACTGGTTCACCCATTTGGCATTGAGGACGTCGAGCCCGTGCCGGGCCTTGGCGCGGCGCCAGCGTTCGGCGTTGGACGTGTGCCAGGTGGGGTATGGGGCGTGTTCCCCGGGGCCAGCGCGCCACACGGCCGAGGCCGGCCCGCGCCCCTTGGGGATGCGCCATTTTGCGATGTGCGCGGCGCGCTGCTCGGGTTCGCCCTCGCGCAGCTTGGCGAGCCAGCGTTTTACGGTGGCGTGCGCGTAGCCCGAGCGCTTGACCAATTCGGCCTGCGTCCCGGGCATGGCCTGGAGAATGTCGGCGCGGGCCCGATGGTAGTCACGGGGCACGGCGCAGCACCAGCCAGATAATGGAGGCGCCGGCCACGTGCGCGGCCAGGGCCAGGACGAGCCAATCAACCACGGGGCGTCACCTCCCCCAGCGCGACGGCTCGCGCCACGTTCTCGTGCACGTTGGCCGAGGACACGATAATTTCGTCGTGCACCATGCGCACGTGCGCAGCATGCCCGCCGGCCGCCAAGCGTTCGACGTCCGCGAGCAGGCCCAGCGCCACATGGCGACGAAGCAGGGCGTGCGCAAGGTCGGCCGGTGCGTCGGCGGGTTGCCTTGGCCGTACCACCTCGAGCGGAGCGTCGGCCGGCCACGCCACTGTGGCCACGCGGCTAAGATGCGGGGCAATCGGCCCGAGGCGTCCGAGCTGGAGCCCGACGGGGCCCGGGTCAGCGATGGCGAGGTCCAGTACGACAAACGAGGGCGCGCCGCCCACGGGGGTGGGGAGCGGTTCGAGGATGACGTCGCCGGGGCGCAGCGCGCGCACGGCGGTGGTGATGGTCGGCATGTTCGATGTCCTTTTTTTTGATAGGCCCGCCGGAGCGGGCGCGGGTTGAAATTAGCGCCAGGCTCTTACGAGAGGGGTTACGCGCCAGAACGCGCCGTCCAGTGAGGACGCGGTTGCCAAGAGGGTACGGCCGGCGCCGTACTTGGCCATTCCGCCACCGTCGCGGGCAATTTTAAATCCGAGGCGGCGCAGCTCCTCCAGGCAAAACCGCTTAGAAAGCGTGGCGTAAATCTTGGGTTCTCGGCGGGGCATGGTTTGTCCTTTCAGGCAGTGCGGGCCAGGTATTCGGCTTTGGCGGCGTCGATGTCGGCGCGCACGCCGGAGGTGATGCGCAGGATTTCCGCGCGGAGGAATTCGGCGTCGTGGTACAGCGGCATATCGACGTCGGGGTCCACGAGGTTGGCCAGCTCGGCAAGCGCACCGGCCATGATACGGCCAGTAATGCCGCGTTGGATTGCCAGGTCGGCGGCCGTGACGCGCGCAGCGGCGGGGACGGCCTCCACGGGTGCCGGGCGCAGCTCCAGGATGCGCGCGTCGTAGATGGCGAAGCATTCCGCCTCGTGTTCCGGCGAGCCCTGTTCGTTGAGCGTGTCGCGGATATTTTCGCGGTGGGAAGCGATGGATTTTTCCAGGCCGTCGTAATCGGCGGCGCAATCCACCGCGATATTGGCGGAGGTGCGGGCAAAGCTGAGGGCGTCGGTTTTGGACATCATGTTCGTTTCTCCTGTTGCGCAGCGCGGGAGTGCGCCGTCCTTGAGAAAGGATAATACTTAAGTTACTTAAGCATTGCAATAGAAAAATGGCCCCGAGGGGCCAAAAGAACATGCGCGCCGATTATGCCGGTTTCGTGGCGTCGAGGGCGGCGCGGACAAAACAGTCTTTCGCCTCGAGCAGCTTGCGCATGCCGGCCGATTTCTCGGGACCGTCGGGGAGTTGCGCCTCGAGCTGGTCGGCCAGGTCGCCAATCGGTTTGCTCACGGCCTGGAGGTGGGCCGGGAGGTGGCCGTATGCGAAAAACTTAATCGTGGTGGTGGGCATGGTCGTTCCTTAAAATGCGGCGATTCGGTCGGCCAGCACGCCGGCCAGCTTTTCCATAAGCTCGAGTTGGTCGGACAGTCGCTCCTGCTCCGCCGCCGGCAGGGTGCCGAAAATCTCGCCCTGGATAAACGGGCTCAGGCGGGAAATGCGCTGTACCAGGTCGGCACGTTCGGCGCACACGCGGTCCTGGAACGTCAGTTCCGGCGCCTCGTGGAATTGCGGCTCCTGGCCGGTGAACACGGATAGCGCGAGCAACAGGCCGTTGGCCATGCCGCGCATGTATTCGCCCTGGTCGACGGTGCCCAGGGAGGATTGGACGGCCACCAGGTCGCGCAGCTTGCCGACTTTCTCGTCCTCGGTCGCGGCGCGGAACAGGCGCTCCGCCAGGAGATAGCCCTCGAGTGGCCAAATCTGGTCCACGGCCGCCTTGTACGCGTACTCGCACCCGATTTGCTGGTCGAAATTCGCGGCACTCACGGGGCCGTTATTCACGCCCACGACGCAAAAGCCGTTGACCAGTTCCAGACGGCACACGGTCGTGCGCGTGCCCTCCAGGTTGGTGTAAGTCTCGTCCACGATGATGGACTGAATGTGTTCTTTCGTGATGCGCGGCGCGGCCGGCTTGAGCTCCTCGACGCGCGCCTCGAGCTCGGCGTCGGACAGCGGATCCGCGAGCGTGGCGCCCTGGTCAACGTCCAGGAACACATGGGCGTTGCCGCCCTCCGTCGGTACGACGTGCGCGGCGCTGGCCAGGGTCGAGGCGATGGCGGCGGCGATGTTGGTTTTCTGCATTTCTATGTCCTCTTTCGGGTCAGGTTGTAACAGTGTTGAGCAGCGGGGCCATTTGGGCCGCGCTGTAGGCTTTGGCAATCTCGGCCGGCCCTTGGATCCGGGCGGCCTCGTGGCCAATCTTGACGAATAGCACCGGCTTGCCGCCGTCCGGTGCCACCAGGTTGTTGACGCGGCCGTGTGAGGCCAGCAATCCGGGGTGCCAGTCGTAGCCGAGGCGGACCAGCATTTCGCGGCGCTTGTTGATCGGGACGGAGCGGGCGCGGCCGTGGTCCTCGAGGAGCTTTTGCAGGGCCATAGACGAAATCCACCCGCCAGCGAAACCGGGCGCACCCTGCGCGATGGCCTCGAGGATTTCTTGCTCGACGCCGCCCAGGCTGGCCGCGACGGATTCCTCCGTGCTGGTCGTGACGGGGGCAATGTGCCCGTGCGCCGGGTTGAATTCGTCCGGGATAGGGTAGGTCTGCAAAAATTCGTTGATGATGGCGTAGCCGCCGCCACGTGCCCACGCGTACAGGCGCGGGAAGTATTGGCCGGACATGCCCCATTCGACCAGATCCTCGGCCGTTTGCTGCGCCGTGAAAAACGGTGCGATGCGGCGGTCGTTCTTGCTCTTGCGGTAGCCGTCCTTGTGGTTGCTGTTAATCATGAAATTACAGCACACCTCACGGGAGACTTTTTTCTCGCCCTTGCCCTGGATCTGTTGCTCCTCGCCGGTAATCATCGGCTTGAGCTCCTCCATTACCTCCTGGCGGCTGTCCGCGACGTAGATGTCCTCCACGCCGATGAACACGGTCCCATATTGCCAGTCGTTGAATTTGTCCGCGATGTCGGACGCCTTGGGGAAATACGTGTAGCGCTTGCCGACGGCGAACGCCACGCAGCGCGTGAGGAACGTTTTGCCGTTGCCCTCCACGCCCTGAATGAACGGCGCCCACTGGAATTTGATTCCCTTGTGCTGGACGATGGCCGCCATGTAGGACAGCATAATCGTGCGGTCCCGTTGGTCCGGCAGGAGCGCGGCCAGGTGGTTGAGGAATGGCGACACGTCACCTTGCATGCGCGCCGTCTCGACCGGCCACCAGAGATTGGCCTTTTTCTGGCCGTCGTAGTCGATGATGGCGCCGGGGGTCTTGTCCGGCCGGAAGCACGACGAATCGGCGCGCGGCGAGCGGAACGCCTGCGATTGACTGAACGCCTCCCACGGGTCGCGGCTCGAGCGGTTATTGTCGAGGTCCATCATGAACGTGTAGCCGCCGAACATGACGCGGAATTGATCGGGTTTCAACAGGTAGCCCCCCGGGACCAACACGGCGTGTTTGTCGCACACGTACGAGCACCCATGGAACAGCGTGATTTGCTGCTCCGGGCCCAGGAACGTGGAGCCGGTCACGAGTTTGGCCATGGGCGCGGCGTCCGTGCTCGAGGAGCTGGCGGCGGGCGTAGGGGCGCTACTCTGGAGCGGCTCGGGGGGCGTGTCCTTTAAAACCTGGTCGTCCTGCTGCACGGCGACGGCGCCCAGGATGGTGGCGTAGACGTACGACTCGCGCGCCCACTTCTCACGTACCAGGCCGGACTGGAACATCAGGCGGCGGATCCGCTCGCAATCCTTGCCGGTCCAGAACGCCAGGTGTTGCGCGAGCGCACGGTCGGCGCGGCTGGCGTCGTACGGGAGCGCGCCGTTACCGTCGGGCGGGTACGCCGCGGCCAGGACGTCCACGTCACAGTGCCAGAGGTCCGCGAAGCTGGCCGCGGCGCCGAACGCTGCGCGCGCGCTGGTCGACTGCATGGCGCGGCGGAGGAGCTGCTCGTCGTCGGTCGGACCGTTCCAGCCGGGCACCGGGCCGGTGGTCCACTCGACGTCCTGGCCGGCGGCCGTCGTCACGCGCTTGAGCCATTTTTCCGTGAGGGCGTACAGGCCCGCCGTGTGCTCCGTGGCCACGTCGCCGGTAATGCTCGTGCCGGTCAGGGCCACGAACCGCTTTTCCGTGTACAGGTCGAAAAGTTTATTCGTGATGTCCTTTTTGCGGCGGTCGGTCGGCGCGGTGCCGGTGCCGAAAAAGTGCAGGCCGCGGCCGGACTGCGAAATCTCGCACGCGGCGCCAGGCAGCGCGGCGGCCAGTTCCGCAACAATCGGCGTCCAGCGCGGCGGCGAGCCGTCGGCCGGCACCTCGAGGCAGTTGTCCACGTCGATGAAGAAAAACGGGTCCGCCTCGGTGAACACGAAGCCGACGCAGTAATCAGCGCCCCAGGCCGTGACGATGCGGCACGCCTCCGTGGAGTCCAGCCAAATGCCGGAGTCGTGGGCGTCGTGCTTTTTGCCCGTGTAGACGTTGAGCGGATATTTGAACGTTTTCCCCGGGTGCTCGGTGTCGGGGACGAGCTGGCACACGATGAATTGGCGATACCTCGCCATTGCGGCCAGTGCTGGGGGCAGCTGTTGCATGGATTACGCCTTGATTGAATTTGCGGCTTCGTCGCGGAGGTCGTCGGGGGCCTTGCATGCCTCGGGGTCGCGCATGGCCAGCCCTTGGGCCAGCACGGGCAAATTGCGTTGGCGGACGGCCGCCCGCATGAGGGAACGGCGGAATTGCTGCATGGTCCCGAAGTGCAGCGAAACCGTGCCCTCCGCGACGCCGACGGCCTGCGCCAGGTCGGAGCGGGACACTTGTTGGTAGCCCTTGGCCACCGCGAGCACGAGGCCGGCGGCGATGATTTCCTCGACGCGCACGGCAGATTTTTTGTAGGTCATTTTGATTTTGGCGGGTAATTTGAGTTGATGTTAGTCAATTCTGACGGACTCGTCAATCGCTACGCGGCGGCTAACCTCGTGTTCTCGAAGAAACACGTTAAACGCGTAAATCGCCTGCTCGTCCGCCGAGCGCTCGAACACGGCGGCGCTGTTGTGCGCCTCCACACGGTCGGCTATTACGGCCATTCGTTGCGCCGCGGTCGGCGGGGCGTACATGCCGAATCGGGCGGTTTGGCTCTGGTTGCGCACGGCGTTGGTGCTATCCGCGCTGGCCAACGGCAAACGCGAAAAGAGGCGGGGGTCGAGCATGCGCAACCCATGGAGCTTGCAAACGGGGCGGCCGTGCTCGTCGCATATCGCGTTGAGGGCCTCGCGCATGCGCGCCCACCAAAGGGCGGATCCCGGCGTACGAAAATCGCCGGAGCTCCCAAGCGCCACCGTGCGCCAGGCGTGCCCGAGTGCGACGAGGCGCTCCACCGGTTCGTGGAGGTGCCACACGGGCACGCCGTCGGCGCGAAGATCCGCCGGCCACTCCGCGATAAGGGCGTCGTTTTCTTCGGGCGTGCCGCCGATTACGTCGGGGATCAGCGCCCAATCGAAACCCGGGTGCCGGTGCCATTCCCGGACCCATGCGACATAGCCCGGAACGTCCAGCACGCCGCCTTTGTTCCAGATCGTAAACGCGCCGTTGTCGAGCACGAAGGATTGGCACACCTCCGCGACGACGGCCATGTCGTCCTGGCGCGGGAACGGCACGAGCGCGTGCCGCCCCGTGAGAAAGCGCGCAACGTCCTGGCGGGATCCGCTCCCAGGGGTTCCGTGGTATGGCTTCATTTACAAACGGTCTTGATGTCCACGCCGTGATGGTGCGCGGTCAGAGTCAGGACGCCTCCGAACCGGCCGAACAGGTTAGCGGCGATGTCCTCGTGATAGCCGCGCCGGTGCAGGGCGCACGCCGTAACAATGTGCTCCACCATGATTTGCCTGGACGTTTCGATTTCCAGCAGATAGGCGATTACCTGGCCGTTATTTGGGCACTCTGCAAAGAAGCGATGCGAATACGTGTGTGTCATGCTCACAATGAGCCCTCCCCGGAACAGAACGAGGCGTCCCCGCCCACGGACAAAATGAGTTGTGCCCACGCCAGCTGTGCCACTTCGCGCGGCGTGGCCGAGTAGCGCCACCCTTTTTCCTTCACCTCGCGGGACACGAATTGGCCGATGGTTTGGCCGACGTGCTGGGGGCCGATCAGCACCGGCCGCACGCCGATAAGGTCGCCGGATTTCAGCACCTTGTTTTCCGCCGCGGTGGTGTTGGCCAGGCCGTACCGCACCGGGACGCCGCGCTCGTCGGTCAGGGCGCCCACGTTGTTGCGCCAGAGGTAGACGCCCTTGCGGGACGCCTCGAGGCGCACGACGGCTTGGACGGCCGCCTCGCTCTCGCCGCCCTTTTCCGGCATGTAGTCGCCGCCGTTGAGGCGCAGGCGCTCGCGCAGATCCGCCAACGCGGCATACGGCACGCCCCAGGCCACGGCCCAAGATTCGAGGTCCATCAGATGGCCTCCTTCAATGCGATGAGCGCGGCGGCGCCCGAGACGGTCAGTTCGGCCGGCACGTGGCCGATACGGCCGCCCCACGTGATGAGGCCGAGGCGCTCGGCGGCCGCCGTGTCGAGTTTCTGGTCGCGGCGGGTCGGGCGGCCGTCCCATTGCAACGTAAATCGTTCGTAGCCGAACCGCGTCAAGCGGCCGGCCTGGACGTCCGCGAGGAACGCCCGGAGACGTTCGGCGGACATCATCCCGCGTATCCCCCGCGCTTGGCCGCCTCGAGGTTGTGGTCGATGGCGCGGCGCACCGTCACGGTGGGGGAATAGCGGCCCATGGCCGGCGGGAAGTCCGCCACCTGGTCGACGGTGGAGACGAGGCCGAGGCGCACGCAGCGGACCACGGCGGCCGTGAGGGCGGCCACGGCGTCGGCTTCGGTTTGGGTCAGGTCTTGCGCGAGGAGGTCGAGTTTCATGATGCTTCCTTTACAGGGGGGTTGCGGCCACGTCGATACCGAACGGGGCCAGGTGGTTGTGGAGCTTGAGCCAGAGGTCGGACGCCTCGCGCGCCCCGAGCGTTTGTGCGGTCGCGGCGTCGGTGCCGAACGTGAAATAAAAACGGCGGTACTGCTCGGAGAGGTCGGCGCGTCCGCGCGCGGCCTCGAACCCGGACCACCATTGCATGGCGAGCCGGAGTTTTTCTTGTGCCTGTTGGCGGTCCCAATGCCGACGCCGGATGCTCAGGGCCACCACGTCATTGCCCTTTGCCACCTCGTCGGCCGGCACCATGATTGCGGCCGCCTTGGCGCGCCATGCCTCGAGCGCGGCCGGCTCGAGCTCGAACACGTCGCCGTCGACCATGGCCGGGACGGTGCGCTCGGGCGGCTCCGGATAGTGGCCGCAGTACGGGCACGCACGGAACACGCGTTCGTAAGTTTTGGCGCAGGCCACGCCGGTGCCCTTTACGTCCTTGTTGAGACACACACGCGTGGGGATTGCGTCGGTGCTCGAGGAGCCGCGCGAGCTGCGCGCGTCCAGGCTCCAGGAGACGCGGAAATCCGGCGGGCCGTTGTGCCGCTCGACGTTGCCCACCATGTCGATGAGCCACATATACGGCTTGGCCGAAATGGAAATCATGTAACGGCGCTGCTCGTCCGTGTACTCGTCCCATCGTGCTTGCCACTCCTCGGGGATCTCGAGGCGGGCGCCGCGGCCCCACTGTTGGCAGTACAGGGAAAAGGACTCCGTGTGGCGGGCCATGATTACGCCGTCGATGCTCGGGAGGTCGAAACCCTCCCCGAACAGGTCGACATTGACCAGGACGCGCAGCTCGCCGGACTCCAGGCGCGCGACGGCGTTGTCGCGGATTTCGTCGTCCGTCTCGCCGTTCACGGCCTCCGCCGGAATCCCGGCCTCGCGGAACGTGCGTGCGGTCTTGGTGGCCTCCTCGACGTCCACGCAGAACACGACGGCGCGTTTGCCGTCCAGGTATTTGCGGTACGCCTTCACGATGTCGCCGCAAATGGTCTTGGACTCGTGGAACGCCTCGGCCAGCTCGCGCTGGATGAATTCGCCGGTGTTCTCGGACACGCGCACCTTGGCGATGTTGATGTCCGTCTCCGGCATGGCGACGCGGTAGTCGACCAGGTAGCCCATATTGATGGCGTCGCGCATGGTCGGGCCCAGCACCATGAAATCCGCGAAGCCGTGCGCGTGGCGGCCCAGCCCTTTACCGTCGGCGCGGCACGGCGTCGCCGTCACGAGCAGGCCGCGTGCGTTGGGGAACTTGGCCACGCCTTTGCCCCATTTGTTATCTCGTAAAAAGTGGTGCCCCTCGTCGCCTACCCATAGGCGCACCGTGGGGAGCCAGGCCGCCTCCGGATCCGTCGGGCCGATGTTGTTTAACGTGTCGATGCCGGCCACGGCGCATTTGGCGTTGGGGTCGACAAAGTGGCGTTTCAGTTTCTTGAGCTGGAGCCGCTGGCAATGCTTGCGCGCCTGTTTCGAGCCGATGATCCGATGCCGCACGCCGTTGCGCGCCAGCGCCAGCGCGATTTGGGACACGATTTCCTTGCGGTGCGCGATGGCGCAGGACGCGCCCGGCTCTTTCCGGATGACTTCGGAGAACGTCACGGTTTTACCGGTGCCCGTGGGCGACACGGCCAGCACCACCGCGTTGGGATTGGCGGGGAGCAGCTGCGCCCAGGCGGCGTGGATTTCGGCGTCTAGCTTGGATTGATAAGGGCGGAGCTTCGGCACGTTGAGGTTGCGTAGAAAAAATGTTGACGGAGCCGTCAGAATATCATTACTATTGACGCTCATCAATTATTTTTGGGAATTTTCCACATGATCCGTTTGAACCTCGAAATCCAAGATCCGAGCCGCTCGGACTCCGCCAAGCTGCTGGCCCTGGCGGCCCTGTTCACGTCCCTGGCGCAAGGCGACAAAGCCGACCAGGCCCGCGCCGCGCTGGAGGATAAAGTCGGCGGCCGCGTCGTTGGCACCAATCCGGGCATGGCCGCGCCGTACGGCACGCCGGGCGCCGTGACGCTGGCCAGCCACGCGCAGCTGGACCCGGCCGACAATCCCGCCGCCGGCATCCCGTCCCCGTCGGAGGCGTTCGGCGTGGGAAACGACGCGGCCGCCTCGGGTTCTGCATCTTCCCAATCGAATGCGTCGACGAGTGTGGGCTCGGATGCTGCGGCGCTCCCGGATCCGGCGGCCGTGTTCGCGGGTAGCGCGGGAAACGCGGCCCCCTTGACGCCGCCGGCTGGCACGCCGCCCGCACCGCCCAGTGGCGCGCAAACGGCTGGGGCGTCTACCCCGGCGAGCGGCGCCGTTGAGCTGGACGCCGAGGGCCTCCCGTGGGACGCGACGATTAATGCACTCGGCGCCGACGGTGGCCACCCGAAAACGGCGGACGGTAAATGGAAGAAAAAGCGCGGCGTGGGGGAAACCTACCTGAACGAGCGCAAAGCGATGCTCCGCGCGGCGCTGGCAGCGGGAAACGGCGCGGCTCCGGCTGGCGCGCCTGCTACGCCTCCGGCCAATGTGCCGGCGCCGCCGCCGGCTGGTGCTGGTGCGCCCGTTCCGCCCCCGCCGCCAGTGACGCCGCCGAGCACGGCGGGAAACGTGACCCCTACGCCGCAAGCATCGCAGCAGACTACGAACGGCGCGGCCGTCTCTAGCACCGGCACCGTGACCATGGCGCAGCTGCTCCCGCGCGTGACGGCGGCCATTACGGCGGGCCTGCTCACGCCGGACAGCGCGGCCGGCATTGCGAAAGAAATCTCCGGCGGATCCATCGACAACGTGGCCATGTTCGCCGTGCGCCCCGACCTGGTGCCGGTGTTCTGGCAGCGCCTCGACGTGCTCGGGATCCCGGCATGATGCACGCGCCCGAAATGTCGCCGTCCTTGGACGATGCACTCCGGGCGCTGGACGGCGCCAGCGTGAACGGCGTAATCAGCGCCGCGCAGCTGGCCGCCGTACGCGGTTTCCTCGAGCAGCTGGACGAGGTGCGCAACGTGCCGCCCATGATCGTGGGCCGCGCCGTGGCCGAGCTCCTCGAGGGCGCGTACCTGGCCGGCGCACGGTGCCCGGACGAATCCGGCCGCATGCTGGTCATGAGTGTGCCCGCGTTCGTGCAGCTGTCCGCCCCGTTGGCCGTGCGCTCGCCGCGCGCCTCCTGGTTGGCCCGTGCGTGTGACGTGCTCGAGGCGTCCGTCCTGCGCCGCCCCCTGGCGTACATGGCGGCCGGTTGCGCGGTGGCGTCGCTCGTTTCCGCCCTGGTCGACCACGACGCCGCGGCCGCGGCGTGGCTCGCGTTCGGCGCCGCCGGTTGGCTCCTGCTCGAGTATGTCGTCGCCCCCATGTTTTACACCACGAAAAAAGGCCCCTGATAATGCCCACGAAACGCCCGCCCCCGCCGGCCCTCTCTTACGTGCTCCGCACGCCCACCCTGCGCACCGAATATAAGGGCGCTCACGCCGAGGGCCTCGAGCACCTGTTCGTGTCGCTCCCCGACGCGCTGGCCCGCCGAAAAATGATTGACCGTCTCGAGAAAACGCACGCCAAATTGCTGGCGCGCGAGTCGGGTCCGGACGTCGACCAATCCACGGCCGCCCAGGCCGCGGCGCTGGCCAGTCAGGTGCACCCGGATAGCGCGCTCCCGTCGGCCGCTCCGTTGCACAGCTGCGCGGCGAACCGTGACGGCGAGTGCGGGCACCCGCATTGTCCCCAGCTGCGCGACAACGAGCCCGCCACGTCGGGCCGCCATTGCCCCCTGGACCACGAGCGCAAGGACGACGCGAAATGAACGCCCCGGCCCCCCTTCCGATTGTGCAGGCCCTCGCGCATGCATTCTTGCCGCCGAGCGGCGCGCACGCGTGGGTAATCTGCGCCCTCTGGCCCACGATGAACCAGCTTTATCCGGAGCTCCAGGAGGGCACCGAAGCGGCCGAGGGCACGGCGGCGCATTGGGTCGTGGAGGAGCTGCTCTACCGGCGCCCCGTGGCCGTCGACCAGGTGGCCGGAAACGGCGTCCCGGTTACGCTGCAAATGCTCGAGGGCGCCGACATCTACGTCGAGGAGGTGGGCCGAGCGTATGCCAGCCTGGCCAGCGTGTCGCACTACAAGGTAGAGCAGCGCGTCGCCATTCCGGCGGTGCACCCGAATAATTGGGGCACGCCGGATTGCTGGATCTTCGGGCACAACCCGACCACGGGGCGCGCGCGCCTCATCATCGTGGACTATAAATTCGGCCACGGTTTCGTGGAGGTGTTCGAGAATTGGCAACTCGTGGACTACGCCTCCGGCATCCTGGACGAGCTCGGCATCGACGGCGCCGGGGACCAGCACGTCGACGTGGAGTTTGTGGTCGTCCAGCCGCGCAGCTACCACCGCGACGGCCCGGTCCGACGCTGGACGACGCGTGCGTCCGAGCTGCGCCCCCTGGTCAACAAGCTGGCCAGCGCCGCGGAGGCCGCGCACATGCCGAACCCGACGGCGCGCCCGGATCCGGTGGCATGCAAGCATTGTCCCGGCCGCCACGCGTGCCAGGCGCTCCAGCGCGAGGCGTATCACGCCGCCGACGTCGCGGGAATGTCCACGCCGCTGGAGCTCCCCATCGACGCCATGGGCCTGGAGCTGCGCATGCTGGAACGCGCGCAAAAGCTCCTCGAGGCGCGCGCCTCGGGCCTGGCCGAGCAGCTCGAGCACGCGCTCGCCAATGGCCAGACCACGCCGTATTACGCCCTGGCGCCCGGGGAGTCCAAACTCGTGTGGAGCAAACCGGCCGGCGAGGTGCTGGCGCTGGGGCAGCTGCTCGGCGTCGACCTGGCGCGGCCACGTGAGCCCGTGACGCCCACGCAGGCCAAAAAGCTGGTGGACCCGTCGCTCGTCGCGGCTTACTCGGAACGCACGCGCGCCGCGCTCAAGCTCACGCCGGTGGACACGACGCAGGCCCGTAAAGTGTTCGCCAAAAACAATTGACGAGGCCGTCAGAATTGACTAACATCAACGTGTAGTAATTAAGTAACTTAATCCCAAGAGGAACGATAATGGCAGATCAGGAGTATCAATTCACCACGCCCGTGGGCCGCATGATTGGCGGCAGCATTTACCAGGGCAAAACCACGGACAGCAAGGGCGCCCCGCTCTTTTTCAAGAATGGCCCCCGCAAGGGCCAGCCGCGCACGGACTTTTCGTTCGGCGTGGCGTTCCCGAAAACGCCCGGCGTCACGCATTGGGCCAGCGAGCCGTGGCTCCAGGCGGTATGGAACCTCGGGCACGCGGCGTTCCCGCAGGGCCAGGCCCAGCGCCGTGACTTTTCGTGGAAGATCATCGACGGCGATAGCACGGAGCCGAACAGCGTCATGAAACGCCCGTGCGACCAGGAGGGCTATCCGGGGCATTGGGTTATCTGGTACAGCAGCACGTCGGCGCCCAAGGTCGTGAACCGTGACGGCTCGCAAGTCATTACCGACCCGGACGCCGTGAAACCGGGCTACTACGTGCAGGTGTTTTGCACCGTCACGGACAACAAGCCGAGCGAAACGGCCGGCCTGTACTGGAACCCGCACTATGTCGCGCTGTCGGCCTACGGTCCGGAAATTACGTTCGCGCCGAACGTCGCCGCCGCGGGTTTCGGCCAGGGCGTCCAGCTCCCGCCGGGCGCGTCGGTCACGCCGCCGGCTGGTATCGCGCCGCCGGGTGCCGGTACGCCTCCGCCGCCTCCTGGTGCCGCTCCCGCACCGGCCCACGCTGCGCCGCCGCCCCCGCCGCCAGCCGCACCGGCTCCGGCCGGCCTGGTCCAGGTGCCGGGCGCGCCGCACACTATCGAACAGTGCCGCGCCGGTGGCTGGACGGATGAACAGATGATTTCCGGCGGGATCGCCACGCGCGCAGCTGCTCCGGCGCCCACGCCCGCCGCTCCGCCTCCGCCGCCCCCGCCGCCGGCCGCTCCAGGTGCCGCCCCTTTGCCGGCTGGTTCTGTGCCGCCGCCACCCGGCGGTGCGCAGACTGCGCCTGCTCCCGTGACGGCTAACCCGGCGTTCACGCAGATGGCCGCCGTTACGCCGCCCCCGCCGCCGCCCCCGCCAGCTGCTCCGCCGCCCGCCGCCGCGGTGCGCCAGCCGTCGGCCGCCATGGCCGCACAGGGCCACACGCGCGATTCGCTGCTCGCCATGCCCGGCTGGACGGAGGACATGCTCGTCCAGCATGGCCACCTGGTCTAAACGGTATAAATAGTTTCTCCTGTTTCGCTCGCCCTCCGGGGCGGGCGTTTTTTTGATAGGTGCACCATGTTTAATTTTGTCCCCCTCGGCATCGTGGCCATGCAGGCGCAGCAGCGCGCCGCCCAGGAGGCCGCCGACCACGCCGCCGACGCGTTTTGCTACATGGCGGCCCACTGGCGCCGCGTCGACCCGAACACCATTGACGTGGAGGCGCGCGAGGTGCCGGAGCCGCGTTTGATTGGCCACGCGGGCGCCCGATGAACGCCCCGGCTCCGCTCCCCCCGCCAGGCCCGGACCTGGCCGCCGATATTGCCGCCCTGTTCTGGCCGCGGGATCCCGCGCCGATTCCGCCGCCCCTTTTCCCGCCCGAGGCGCTCCCGCGCGCCGAGTATCTGGCCACGCTGCGCGCGCAGGCCGCCCCGCCCGTCCTCCCGCCGCCATTGCCGCCGCCGGTGCCCGTGTGGGAGCTCCCGGCCGGTACGCAGCTGCGCGCCGCGCTCGGCACCACCACCGTGTTGCCCGACCTGGATTTCGAGGCGTATTCGGAGGCGGGCTACGTGTGGGACGGCGGCCGCATGAAATGGGGGTGCCTGCGTGGCACCGATAAAAAGGGCCTCGGCGTGGTCGGCGCCCAGGTCTACGCGGAGCACCCGTCCACGGAGGTGCTGTCCCTGTATTACGACTTGAAGGACGGGCGCGGGCGCCGCCGGTGGTTGCCGTCGGATCCGTTGCCGCCGGTCGACCTGCTCGAGCACGTGGCGCGCGGCGGCACGCTCGAGGCGTGGAACTCCGGCTTTGAATACCGAATCTGGAACATCGTTTGCCGGCGCCGCTACGGCTGGCCGCCGCTCCCGCTCGAGCAGCTGCGATGCGCGATGGCGAAATCGCGCGCGTTCTCGTTGCCGGGCAAGCTCGAGAAAGCCGGCCAGGTGCTCGCGCTATCGCTGCAAAAGGACAAGGACGGCGAACGCCTGCTCAAAAAATTTAGCATGCCGCGCGACCCGACGGCAAAGGACGCGCGCCGCCGTATCCACCCGCTCGAGGATCCCGTCGACGGCCCCAAGCTCTACGCCTACAACGAGCGCGACATCGTGGCCGAGGCCGAGGCGTCGGCGCGCGTGCCGGATCTGAACCCGGACGAGCTGGCGTACTGGCTCATGGACCAGGGCATCAACATGCGCGGCGTCCAGATGGACGTGGCCGGCATTGAAAACTGTATCGCTATCGTGGAGCAGGCGTTCGCCAAGTACGACGGCCAGCTCGCCGTGGTGACGGGCGGCGCGGTGCCGGCGGCCAGCGAAATGCCCAAGTTGAAAGCCTGGCTCGAGGCGCAGGGCGTCCGGCTCCCGCGCACGGACAAGGGCGGCGCGTCGCTCACGGACGAGGTTATCGACAACCTCCTCGCCGGTGATGTAATCCGGCCCGGGGCGCTCCCGCCGGCCGCGCGTGAGGCGCTCAAACTCCGGCAAAAGGTCGGCTCCGCCAGCATCAAAAAACTGTTCAGCATGGCGCGCATGGTGTCGGCGGCGGGCCGGTTGCACGATCTTTTCAATTACTACGGAGCGCGCACCGGCCGCGCCACCGGCCAGGACTCCCAGCCCACGAATCTACCGAAAGCGGGCCCGGACGTGTTCCGGTGTTTCCAGCTCACGGCGAAAGCGGGCGGCCACACGCTGCGCGACCTGCGCGGCGCGGGGTGGACGGAGGCGCAGCTCCTCGAGCACGGCTACGCGACCGGGTGCCGGAAACACTACGGCGCGCACGCGGCCACGTGCCCCTGGTGCGGCCACGCGAGCCCGGACAAGTCCGAGGCGGAGGAATGGTCTTGGCGCGCGGCCGTCGACGCCCTCGAGGTGATCGCCACGCGGGCGTTGGCCTACGTCGAGCACTATTTCGGAGACGCGATTTTCACCATTACGGGATGCCTGCGCGGCATGTTCATTGCGGCGCCCGGCCATGACTTGATCTGTTCCGACTACTCGGCCATTGAGGCCGTGGTCCTGGCCATGCTGGCGGGCGTGGAGTGGCGCGTCGAGGTGTTCCGCACGCACGGAAAAATTTACGAGGCGTCGGGCGCCAAGGTGGCCGGCCTCACGGTCGAGGAGGTGCTCGCGCACAAAAAGAAAACCGGCACGCACCACCCTATCCGCGCCAAAGGCAAAGTGATGGAACTCGCGTGCGGCTATGGCGGGTGGATTGGCGCAATGGTCAATTTCGGCGCCGACAAGTACATGACGGAAGAGGAAATGAAAACGGCCGTGCTCGAGTGGCGCGCGGCCTCGCCGGAGATTCCGGAATTTTGGGGCGGCCAGTGGCGCCGCGTGCCGGGCCAGGGCTGGCGGAAAGAGCTATTCGGCGTCGAGGGTGCGTTCGTGGGCGCCGTGCTGGCACCGGGCACGGAGACGGAATACCGGGGCCTCAAATTCCGCATGGAGGGCGACGCCGTGTTCCTGCGCCTGCTATCCGGGCGTTACCTCACGTACCATCGGCCACGCCTCCAGCTCGAGAACAAGTACGGCCGCGACCAGTTCGCCATTTCGTTTGAAGGGTGGAACACGAACCCGAATAACGGCCCGATTGGCTGGATTCGCATTGACACGTACGGCGGGCGCCTCACGGAGAACATTGTCCAGGCCACGGCCCGGGATATTCAGTGGTACGGCATGCGCAACTTGACGGCCGCCGGCTATCCGATCGTGCTCCACGTCTACGACGAGGACGTCGCGGAGGTGCCCGAGGGTTTCGGCAGCGTTGAGGAGTTTGAACGCATTATGTCGACCATGCCCCCGTGGGCCGCCGACTGGCCAATCCGTGCCAATGGCGGGTGGCGCGGAAAGCGGTATCGTAAGGATTGACGGGCTTAAGTAACTTAACTATTATTGACGAGCAGCAAAGGAGAAAATACGATGAGCGGGACGGTTTTATCGACGTCGGACCGGATCAAACGCGCGCGGCGCATGGAGCAGGCCGTCGCGGCGGCCACGCACCCGGACCCGGCCCAGCGCGTGACGGCCTACGCGGCCGCCAAGCGGTTCCACGTGTCGCAATCTGCTATCAGCCAAAACCGCGCCTATCGGGCGTGGAAAGATCAACAGCCCCAGGAGGAGAAACAGCCGTGAGAATACAAAACCGATTCGCCCGCCCCGCCGCGTACATGCCGCCGGTGCGCTCGCCGTTCCAGGACCACGTGGCCGCGCAGCGCCGCATGGTGTGGGTGGAACGCCTCGGCCGCTTCGCCGTGGCCCTGGTCGTCGTTCTGGCCGTGCTGGGGCACCTCGGCGCATGAACAGGAACCCGACGCCCGCGCAGCTAGCGGCCGCTATCGCTGCGTACGACGAACGAGTCGGCCAGAACCCGGCGCCGAATTTACGTGTTCGCCACGCCGCCATGCTGGCCGCGCTGCGTGCGGCGGCGGACCACTCGAGCAGCACCGGAGGAACCCATGAGCATATGCAGCGCCGCCCGGCAGGGTGATGAAATGGCGTGTGGCCGGTGCGGCCTGCGCTGGGGCGTGGCCGACGTCGACCCGCCGAAATGCCTACAGCACGAACGGCGCCAGCGTCCACGCGGGAACGGCTTGCCGCCCATGCCGGTGCGGCCGCTGGCCGAGACGGAGCGGCGGCAGGATCCGGAGCAAAGGGCGTGTTTCGAGCAGCTGGCCCGGAGCGTGGATTTCCGGGAGCTGCTCACGAAGTACATGCGGCACATGCGCGTGGAGGAGGGCAGCACGGGCGCCGCGTGGATCGGCGGCGACGGCCGCGGCTATTTTTCGGACGTGCTGTTCTCGCCGGCCGAGGTGGCCGCGTTGAAACTGTGCTCCGAGGAGGCGGAGGACGGGATTTGATACCGGCCCATGCCGTTGCGGACCACGAACTCCTGGCACGCCCGACCCGTGGCGAGCGCCTCCTCGACGGCCACGTCTAGCGCTCGCGTATCTCTTTCGACGTCCTCACGTACCAGCCGGCCGGCGGAATCGGCGCCA